TGTATGTTTCCACTCATCATATTTAGATAGATTAAGTGAAGATAAACAACAAACGAATGAATGTGATTCATCTGTATGTAATGTAATCTCAGAACATATGTTAGTCATATGAACTTTCAATCCGTTATCCTTATACATTGGTGGATTTGCTTTGTTGATATTACCTTTGAACATTACATATGGTTCACCAGTCGCTTTTCTCTTTTGAAGTACCTTACCCCATTTTCTACGAGCTTCTGAATCACCTTCTTCTAATCTTCTCATAAACTTATCACCAACAACCACACATTGATGTAAATTCAAACATTGTCTGTTTACATCACCTTTAGGTTCTCTAATTTCAATCCACTCATCAAAATCTTCGTGCTCAATATTAAGGTTAACAGATGCTGCCCCTCTTCTTACACTACCTTGATTGGTAGCAAGGATTGTAGAATCATAAATTTTAGCGAATGGAACAACACCATCGGATGTTCCGTTTTGTGTAATATTAGAACCTGCTGGTCGAATCATATTCAATCCAACACCTACTCCACCACCATGCTTAGCGAGTAACATCATCTCTAAATTCTTAGTACCGATATCTTGAATTGAATCAGCTACATCGATTCCGAAACAACTGATAGGTAATCCTCTATCAGTACCAGTGTTTGATAAAACAGGAGTTGCTAAGTTTAACCAACCCTTCCAAATATAATCGAAAAATTTAGTTGCCATTTGAGGTTTACCCAATCTTCGAGCGGCTGTTGTTGCTACTCTCCAATATGCATCTTTAGGTTTTTCACCTTCAAGTAAGTATCCCTTTGATATTGTCTTAACGTAGATTTCTGTATTTGCCCAAGATGGAAAATCTACGTCTATTTCCCAATCTAATTCGGCGCCGTAATTTTTCATTCTTTTATAAACACTCCGTTTTTAGTTTTACCTTTTCTATCTTTTATCTCATCCCATGCAGCCTCTAAACATTCTGAAGGATGTAATCCTAACTGCATTGATAGTATAATTAATGTAACGAATGAATCTCCGATTCCATCTACTATCTCATCTTTATCGTCTTTAAGTAATGCTCCAGCGGTTTCTCCCACTTCTTCCAAAACTTTTAACATTTGTTTGGGTGCGTTATCTTTTACTAAGATACCTTTATCATCTGCCCACCCAATTACGTTTGTAATTAATTCATCAAAACTCATAACTTATTTTTTTTATTATTATTTTACCAAATATCGTTGAAATCTTCACCTTCATTTGCCTTAGAGTAATCTGTAGGCCTTACTGCGAAGAAATCAGTATGTGTTGTACCACCAGTTAGGTGATAGAACCAGTCCAATTCAGAAGCTTTTTCATCATTAAACTTAAATGTAGGTTCGTAACCTAATTCTTTTAATTTCTCATTACCTCTTTTAGATATAAATTCTTTTAGATTATCTGCTTTTAGGTTTTCTAAATCACCCTGCTCAAATATCATATCAATGAACTTATGTTCCATCTCAATCATATACTTTGCTGCCTGATGAACATCATCTTTTACTTCATCAAACAATTCAGGATATTCATCACACATATGTCTAAATAATTGACATCCCATTTTAGAGTGAAGTGATTCATCTCTTACACTCCACTTCATTTGCTGTCCGATTCCTTTCAGAAGATTTCTCATCTGAAAAGAATACAGAACTGCAAAACTACTATATAAAGATACACCTTCTGCAAATGCTGAGAATATCGCTAATGAACGGGCTACTTCTTTTCTCGCAATAGGATTTGTTTGTAAATCCTCATGTGTCCAATCTGCCGAAGTAGCGGTTAGGAATTCAAATTTTTCTGCAATTGCAGGTTCGTGTAGGAAAGCCTCAAAATCTTCTAAACCTAATGATTCGTTTAGATATGAGTAAGCCGTTGCGTGAATGGTTTCTTGTGAACCAAACATCATAGCCATTTGTTTAATTTCATGCTTTGGAAACCACTTTGTAACCATAGTAGTCCAATAATCAGATACAGCACATTCAGTTTGAGCGAATCCTAAAAGGATATTACCTACTAAATGTTTTTCTGATTTATTAAGATTTTCATTCCAATCCTTTAAATCCCCTTGCATTGGTATTTCGGTATGTAACCAAAATGCTTGGGCTTGCTTTAACCAACCATCTGTGTAGTATTCTGGATATTCAAATGGTTTGAATGGAATACGTTCTGTGAATATTTTTGCCATTGTTTTTTTCTATTATTTTTGTATTTAAGTTCTTTTCGGTGATTATAAGTATGGATTAAAAATCAATATCTTTGTTCATTTCATTATATTTTTGTAACAAATTCTTTCTTACTAAACTCTCCCCTTTGTTCATATCACCTTGTGTTTTTTTACCATCAATGGAATCATCCGAATAGATATCAATCCTACCTGTACTCATATTAGCTTTTGAAGGTAAAGTCATCCCATCAGGTCCAAATCTATTTTTTATTACGTGCCATCTACCTGTACCTGCTAATTTATCCTCAATCTTCCTACTTAATGATACTACAAAATCTGCAGTCATCAGTTTTGAGAATGAACCAGCTATAGAAGTACCAGTAATAACATCTTGCTCTGCCCCACTACGATTTATCTGAGATGCTGTAAATAATGGAACTTCGTATTCACCTGCAATACCTCTTAATCCTTCAACAATCTCTTCTAACTCTTCGTGTCGTTCTTTTCTACTATTACCTTTTAACAAATCAGCGTAATCTACGATAATCAAATCAGGAGTTTTACCTTGCAATTTAAGTTTATCCAATGATGCTCTCATAGTATTCAATCCTGCAGATTTAGTGGGCCAATGTTTCACAACAATATCACCACTTAACTTCTCTACTTGATTTCGTACTTCATCTATTTCAAATTTAAGTTTAGGTACGGGTATTCCAGTTAATACTGAATCGTATCTCTGTCCTACATATCCTTCGTTAAGTTCTAATGTATAATGAACTACAGTCTTACCAGCTTTAGCAGCTGCCATACCAACATTCACCAATGCCCAAGATTTACCAATACCCGGTGGTGCTGCAAATATTATTAATTCACCTTTACCAAATCCACCATCTACCAATTCATCGATAACAGGCCAACCACAAGGAACTACATCCCTAACAGTTGATTCATATCTTTCAATAATGTTTTCTTTGTACTCATGTCCGATATCAGTATCTTGTCCCGCTTTCATAGCGTTATCAATCTTCGATTTAATTATATCGAATTTACCATCACTTAATAAATCAACGGATTCTAATATTGCGTTCTTAAATGTTTGATTCTTACAGAACTCTAAAGTTTGTTCTTTTACATAACTCAAATCCTCAGATTCTAAGAAGTTCCAAACTTGCTTTAGATTGTCTACAATCGATTGTTTAAGAACATCCCTTTCAACCTTATCTACTTCATTTTTAAATACATCTAATGTAGGTAAAGATGAGTAAGAATCAAAGTGAGACATTGTTTTGGTTACTAACCATTCGTTAGCATCCGAATCAAACATCTCAGGTTTAAGGATATCATATACTTGTTGTAAGAATATTCTATCTGTTAATAAGCAAGATATAATCTTTAGCTGAAATGATGTACCAAATTTGTTTCCGAATTTATCCATATTGTACCAATATACGAATTATTATTGTAACTACCAAATTATTTTCTGGTTTGTTTTGAATATTTATCCAAATCACCCCAAGTGTTTACTAACCACGTTTCTACATTCTTAAACGCAGTGTAAAGTTTATCAACCATAAACTCTTTTTTGAATCCAAAAGAATTTAATCCGTTGATTGGTGAATCAATGATATTTCGTACATTTGATGTAATCGCTGAACCCATTATTGGTTCTGATAACTGCATTAAATCGTAATTTAATTTCAAAGTATCGGTATGTTCCAATATTTTGTTTTTCAGTTTCTCATCATCCAATTGAGATACCCTTTCGAATAAGGTATCTAATGTTAATCCATCCGATTGAAGGAAATCTAATTTGTTTATTAGTGTTTTTGGTCCGATACCCCTTACGCCAGGAATATTATCGGATTTATCACCATCAAAAATTCTATAATATACTAAGTTTTTTGATGGAACTCCATATAACTCTTTTACATCCTCTTTGTGCATAAGTTTCTTTTTAGTTGGTAGATATACTGATATTCTATCATCTACCAATTGTAAGAAATCCTTATCAGAGGAAATTATCATAACTTCTTTTTTAAATATATGTCTGGCAGCGTATGCCATAATATCATCTGCTTCAATGTAATCAATGTAACACAAATCAACAGGTAAGAACTCTAAGTATTTGATTAACGTATTAAAGTTACGTTTCATAGATTCTGCTTGGTCTTCTAAATCTTCGTACCCAACCAATCTATTAACTTTAGTTAATCCTGTTCTACCTTCTTTGTATCCCTTATACATTTTCTTTCTACGTGTCGAACCACCCTTTCCATCAAAAACCACCAAAACTCTAGTTGGTTTGTTCTTACGGATAAGAGCGCCGAGGGATAACAGACAACCTGTTACCCCACCGACGTG